GCCCAGATAACAAATATTAGTAAGATTGGAAAGTAGTACTTATAGGGTACGGCAGCTATCATTGCAATGTACTTTGTAGCAAAGAAACATATAATACCAGTAATCAAAGTAGCCCACATAAAGCCATACGACATACTATCAAAGAACTTTTGATCCTGTGCTAGATCGTAACTACCAAGTTCAAATCCTACCATAGAGAAGATAGCCATAAGGATAGCAGCAAAGGATGCACCAGGTATTCCAAATAATACAGTTGGTATCATACTTGTTGCCTTTTGAGCATTGTTAGAACCTTCTGGTCCAATAACACCTCTTATGTTACCTTTACCCATAGGAGGATCTGCATTAGGTGTTTGTGCTACTGCATTGCCATATGCCATCCAGTCAGCCATACCACCACCAAGACCTGGTAGAACTCCAATGAACGCTCCAATGAACCCTCCTTGAGCTGCTAACCACTTATGCTCCCAAGAAGCTTTGATACCATCCCATGTTTGTTTGACGTTGTCTGTACTTTTAGGAGATGTAGATTCTTTTTTCATAAGTCCATGAATCATCTCTGGGATTGCAAACAGACCTGCACCTATAACAACTAACTGTATACCGTCAGCAAGATAATCCCAACCTCCAGTATATCTGTCAATATTAGTATCAGGATCTATTCCAACTAACCCAAGAAAGATACCAATACAAAGAGCTATGATTGATCTAAACCAGAACTTGTTACTAACAAATACAACAGTTGCCATAGCAAGTACAGTGAACGCCCATAACTCAGGTATGCCAAATACTAGTATTAATTTAGTATACCAAGGTAGTAGAAAGAATACTAATGAACCCCAGAACAAACCATTAAAGGTTGATACTGTTATAGCAGCTGATATTGCATATGTTGCTTTGCCTTTTAAAGCAAGAGGAAACCCATCCACCATAGTTGCAGCTGAACTATTAGCGCCAGGAATACCAAGGAGAACACCGGTGTAAGTATCACCAGTAGTAGAAGAAGCCACCACCGCCATGCAGAAAACAACGACTGTATAAGGATCACCAAAATAACCCAGAAAGCCAAATATCGCAATAAGTCCAGTGGTAGCACCAGCGCTAGGAATAATACCAATAACCAGACCGTAAAGTGTCCCACCAAGTAATGCGTAAATCTCATTCATAACAACTCCTAATAATTACCAGAGGGGTCCTTCTCCAAAGTTTCCCATTCCGGTATCTTCAACTTCAGATGCAAACTCTACATAGCCACCAATATGTTTATTATTAATCCATATTTGTGGAACTGTCTTTGTCTCTGGATGTTTAGTATATAACTCTTCTCTGATTATATCAACACCAATATCTTTATATTCATATGACATGCCTAACGATTGAGCAAGCAACTTAGCTTTGACACAAAAGCCACAGCCTTGTTTTCCATATATTGTTATCATTTAATGTCCTAACATTTCTTTGGTCATTATATAGTCTCTAACAAAGTCTGATCTAACAATGTCTTCCCAACCAAATGTAACAACACTAAACTTCTTTAGCTGCTCTACAATTGATAGAAACTTATTAATACCTTCTTTGTCATCTGCCCACTTAAAGTCAGATTGTCTATAATCACCACAGAATATTATTCTTGTGTTTCTTCCTACACGTGTTATAACAGAATCTAGTTCATGGAAGTTAAGATTTTGCATCTCATCTACAACAATGATTGCATTGTCTATTGTAACACCTCGTATGAATGAAGTTGACTCAAATCTTATCTTCTTGGATGCAACTGCTCTATTATATGATTGAGTGTCTCCAAACAATTCAGTTGCAATAGCTCTATATGGTGCTGTGTAGGCATCTTGCTTCTCTTCAAGTGTACCTGGCAAGAAACCCATATCTCTTGTTGGTACCATAGAACGAACAACTACTACTTCGTTGTAAACACTCTCTGGCTCTAACACTTCTTCGAATGCCATATACAGTGCTAAGAATGTTTTACCTGTTCCTGCAGAACCAGCTAACACTAAATTGTCACCTTGATCCCAAGCATTAAAGACATGTTCTTGGTTTAATGTTATTGGATGAACTTCTAATAAATCATCAAAGCGTACTGTCGACGAACTATTAGGTCGTCCTTTTTCTCTACGAGCCATTATAAATCTTTCAATTAAACGTTGATGTTAGCTTTTGAACCTGATTCTTTCTTAACCTTCTTCAGAAGACTTCTCCAGTCTTCACTTGTCCTTCCTATAGTACTATTAACCATAGAGACAGTTCTAGGAGTAGAGAGACCTTGTTTTAACCAGTCTGCTGCTTTGAGCATATGCTGTAGTTCATCCCAACTACAGACTACATCATACTCCGTATTCTTCTTTGTATCAATTATTGTGTAACAGGGCACATTATCATCCTTTTGTATGTTGCCGGCTTAACTAGAAGTATATAGTATCTAATTAAGACCGGCAACAGGTTTTACTCCTTAAGCAAAAATTTAGGCAGTCATTCTCTCAGCAATTCTATCCGTCAAAAAACACAGCTTGACTTCTAACTTTTTGACAAGAGAGACATTACCACGTTTGGCAACATCTTTAATGTATTGTTGAAGTTCGGCTTTGTCATTTTCAAGTCTAGCTAATTGAATTTGTGTCATAGGTTCTCCTTAGACGTTTTGAAGTAAAAAACCGCAAGCACTTGTGATGCTTACGGCTCGCTCTATTTAATCATCTCATACTATTACCTACTTAATGATTAAACCTGGGTAGGCCTCTTGGACCAATTTCTTTGTAATCCCTTTGCCAAGAGATTGCTTATCTTTCATTTTGATTAGCAGCTTAGCATCTTCGGGATGTACAGCTTCAAGCATATCGATAAACATCTTCTCTCGCTTGAAACTTTGAATCTGATCACCCTTTCCACCTTTAATGATATATGTAAACTTCTTGTGTTGTTTAAGAAGGTTACTAGGAATGGAGCTAATCTCATTCTCTTCGTAAGGTGGTGAACCTGGGGGGAGGGTAAACTCAATGACATCATCATAGGTAGCTCGAAGAACATCTTTCAGAGCCCATGTGTCATTCTCTTGTAAAATCTTGACTTTCTCTTTCTTAGTCTTGGCAGCTGCTGCTGCATCAATGACTTCAAAGATTAGTTTCTTGTTTACTATCATATTATACTCACTTTCTTAACATGTATTATATAGTAGTTATAAAAAGTCGTTTAGGTCTTCTATTAG